TCAGATCAAAGTTTATATATTACTAACCAAGAAAACGCTAATATTGCTTTTAGTGCAAATGGTTCTGAAAGGATGCGCATCAGAGCTTCTGGTGATGTTGCAATAGGTTCTGCTGGATATGATGGTCAAAGACTAGCAATTAATTCGGGTACTGGAGACAATGTGTTATATGGTGAAAGCACAGATGCTAATTGCTTTGCTTCATTCAGAGACAATAGTAGCTCTGCTAATATAACGTTCGGTGCTATAGGCAACAGTCATGTGTTCAGAAAAGATAGTACCGAGTATATGCGCATAGATGCCAATGGACATATAACTGCGCCACACCAATCTGCTTTTGAAGCTACAAAAAGTGCGGATCAAAGTAACATTGCCGTAAGTGGTAATGTGGGTATTAATTTTGATAATGAAATATTTGATCAAAATGCTGACTACAACACAAATGGAAATTTTACTGCACCAGTTACTGGTAGATATCAACTTAATATGAGTCTTACTTTTCAGGATTATCCCAGTAATGCCGCTTATTTGTATGGTGGAATTATAACTTCTAATAGAACTTATTATTTAGCTTTAAATCCTACTGGGGCTGCAAGCTCAAACTATGAGTGTGCAACTGGATCAATACTTGCTGATATGGATGCTGGTGATACAGCTTATGTATTTGTTCTTCAAGGTGGCGGTAGCGCTAACACAGACGTATTACAACATAGTTGGTTTTCAGGATTTCTAGTATGTTAAATAATAGCGAAATAACTAACCTTAAAAGGGGTAAAAAATGGCAACACTAACAGTAACAGTAACAATAGACGATACCGAACAAGCAACACTGCTGAATGATATTTTAGATATTAATCAGTGGGTACAAGATGCGGTAACAGGTAAAAAGAATAATTGTTGGAAACGTATGCAACAAGAATGGACAACTAAATTAATGAACGATGAGAGCTTTACAGATGCTATACCAAGTAACAAAGCAGATTTTGTAACCCTTGTAACAGCTAGATCAGATTATAAAACCAGAGCAGAACGTGATGCTGCTTCTGGTACACCTTAAACTAGAGGACGCATAGATGGCAAATACTAAAATTACATCCGGAGTTATTGCAGATGATGCAGTACTAACCGCTAATATTACTGATGCTAATGTAACGACAGCCAAGATCGCTGCCGATGCAGTTACTTCAGCGAAAGTAGCGGATGATGCAATTAATAGTGAACACTTAGCCGCTGACTCTATTGATGCAGAACACTATGCTGCAGGTTCAGTAGACGCAACAGCTATAGCTTCTAATGCAGTAACCACAGCTAAAATAAATGATGATGCCGTAACTACAGCTAAAATAGCTGATGCTCAAATAACCACAGCTTTAATGGCAGATGATTCTGTGACCAGTGCCAAACTAGATACCAATATAGCAATAGCTGGAACTTTAGATTCGTCTGGACGCTTGTTAATTGGAACAGACTCAGGCGATGCTTTTAATGCTGATTCTATGCTTAGACTGCAAAGAGCAGGCGACAGAGTATTTCAACAATTCAAAACTGACGCAGACCAAAACTCAGGAATACTATTTGGCGATGTAGATGATGATGTTGAATGTGCAATTGAATATGAGCCTGCTAATAAGGCTTTGACTTTTTCAACTAATAATAATACTGAAACTATGAGACTAGATTCGTCTGGAAACGTGGGTATTTCTACAAGCTCACCCCAAAAAACTCTTGATGTAAAAGGTACTTTTGCAATCTCAAACACCACAAATAGTTATTGGGATTTTGATAGAGATGACTCTGATGGCGCGTTGAAGATTTCTGATACTGGTACAGAAAGGATACGCATCTATCCGTCTGGTTATATGAAAATAAAAGATTCAGGTAACGATCATTACGGACTTGTATTAGAGGCAGACAATAATGATGCTTGGGTTAGAATGGGTCACGATGGTACAGATGGTCGCATACATACAACTTATAATTCTTCTGCGGGTGCTACACCTTTGAAGTTAGGTGTTCATGGTCATCAAGAAGCCATAACCATTGCTACTAATGGACTTGTTACAGTAGCTCAGAAATTACAAGCTACTAGCGGTATATATATTAGTGCTTTTGATGGAGATAAACTAATAACTGATGGCTCTCAAGGTGGCGGTACTGACCCTTTATTCATTGGTAATGCACAAATACAAGTATCATCTGATGAAAGAATAAAGAAAGATATTGTTGATACAGCTATCAATGCAACAGAAAAACTCAAGCAAGTAAGAGTAGTAGATTTCACATGGAATGACCCGAAAGACCAATCATATAATAATAAAAACGCTAGAGGGCAATGGACAGGTGCGATAGCGCAAGAACTAATATCTGTTTTTCCACACATAATAAACGCACCTAGAGATAAAGAAACACTAGAAGTTGATAACGATTCTGATCGTAAATGGATGGTAGAATATGAAAATTTAGTGCCAGTATTAATTAAAGCAATCCAAGAATTAGAAGCAAGAATAAAAACACTAGAGGACGCATAATTTTTTACAATTAAGGAGTAATTGATATGACCGAAGGAAAGAAGAAAATAGAAACAGTAACATTTGATGATAAAACATACGCAATTGATGATTTAACCCCACGGGCTATAGATGGGTTTAATACTTTAGTAAAATTACAAACAGAGATTGCGGAGCAGTCTTACCAACTAAAGAAGACTCAAGCAGCTCAGTTTTATATATCAAGTGAAATTAAATCCTTCATAGCTGAAGATAAAATAAAAGAGTTACAAGATGGCGGAACCAACCCAACTACGTAGGTTAGAAAAAATTGAGGACAAGTTAGATAAACTAACTGAAGCCATTGTATCTATAGCTAGAATAGAAGAACGAGTTGCGACTGTATTAAAGCAAAATGACCGTTTTTTTGTTAGATTGGATAAGCTAGAGTCTCGTTTAGATGAGGTAGAAACTAAAACAGCTAGGTATCAAAATAGTTTAGCCTTTACAGAACGATTTGTTTGGACTTTAATTACTGCAGGGGTAGGTGTAGTAGCCTATTACACACGTTTTTAGGAGATATATATGGCAAAGTTAGGATTTTTAAAAAATATTATAGGGGCAGTAGCACCTACGCTTGGGTCTGCATTAGCTGGACCAATGGGAAACATGGCAGGAGATGTTGTTGCTAAAGTACTAGGTTGTGACAATAGCCCAAAAGCTATAGAGAAAGCAGTACAAAATGCTACTCCAGAGCAAATGCTAGAGCTTAAAAAAGCTGAAAAAGAGTTTGAAGTGCAAATGGCTGAATTAGAAGTAGATATATTTGAGCTCGAAACTAAAGATATCCAAGACGCAAGATCAAAGTTTTCTAAAGATTGGACCTCTAGAATTATGGGCTTAACTGTAGTGGGTGGGTTTATGGGTTACATATTTCTAATCACCGTCCAACCTCCAGAGCAGAACAGTGAAGCATTGATCAACTTAGTCCTGGGATACCTTGGAGGGCTTGCAAGTGCTATTATTTCTTTTTACTTTGGTGCAAGTAATACTGGAAATAAAGATGAATAGAGAAAAACTAATAGAGGAATTAAAACGCGATGAAGGAGTTGTGCTTTTACCTTACGAATGCAGCGCTGGGTTTTTAACTCTGGGTTGTGGGCGAAATATTGAGGAACGTGGTATTACTGATGAAGAATCTGATTTCTTACTTAGTAATGACATCGACATTTGTGTAGCAGAATTAAAAAATACTTTTTCTTGGTTTAAAAACTTAACTGATGCTAGAAAACGAGTAATGATTAATATGTGTTTTAATTTAGGATTATCCAGATTGCTAGGGTTTAAAAAATTTCTAGCAGCTATGGAAGTAGCAAATTGGGAAGAAGCTGGAGTGCAAATGTTAGATTCAAAATGGAGTAGACAAGTTGGACCTAGAAGCACACGATTACGAGACTTGTTACTGGAAGGTTAATGTACTATAAACTAATTACATTTAAAGGTATTGCCCCACAAATTTCACCTCGTTTACTTGCGGATAATATTGCACAGACCGCTCAAGATGTAGTGTTAGATAGTGGTAGATTAGTGCCTATTACTGACAACAGTACTACAGTTACTCTAAATGCTGCAGGTAGAACTTCTATTTATAAATACACTTTTGGTGGGAGTGATTACTGGTTTGAATTTGCTAATGATGTAAATGCACAGCCTGCCCCAATACCTGATGATGCTAATGCACGTTTATATTGGTCAGGTGACACCTTTCCTAAAATGGGAAGTTCTACAGAATTAATTGCTAGTGGATCGGGAGCGTACCCACGTAGTTTTTACAGGCTAGGTATACCTGCTCCTGAAAATACTATAACTACAAGTATAGCCTCCGGATCAGATGACGGCACTCAAACGCAATACAGTACTTCATATATCTATACTTTCGTTTCAGGGTTTGGTGAAGAAGGACCGCCGTCCGCTGCTTCTACCGTGTTTAGTAAAGTAGATGCACAAACCGTAACTGTAGCCAATATGAGCACAAGTGCAGGTAGTGGTACTAGTAGAAGTAATACAAACATAACCCATAAAAATATATATCGTTCTAACACAGGTTCTAATACAACTACTTTTCAGTTTGTGGCACAAGTGGCGTTAAATGCTGCTAGTTATACTGACTCTACTACTAATGCTAATCTAGCTGAGCTTATACCTTCTACATATTGGATTGCTCCACCTGATGAGAACAGTTCTTTGTATCCCAACGGACAAATGTTGGGTTTAACGGCTATGCCAAATGGTATTTTTGCAGGTTTTTCAGGTAAACGTTTATGTTTTTCTGAGCCTTACTTACCGCACGCTTGGCCCGTAACGTACCGTATTACCCTAGACGAAGAAATTGTGTCTATTGCAATGGCAGGTAATGGGTTATTTGTAGGTACAAAAGGCACACCGTACGTAGTTATAGGTACTGATCCGCAGTCTATGAGTGCGATAAGAATTGAAGCCGCGCAGGCGTGTCTTAATAAACGGTCCATGGTCGATATGGGACCTTACGTTTTGTATGCAGGCGCAGACGGGTTGGTTGCTGCGACAGGTACTGACGTACAAGTTGTAACGGAGGGTATTATTTCTCCAGCTCAATGGCGTGCAGATTATTATCCAAGTTCATTACAAGGGTTCCTGTGGGAGGGACGTTATGTAGGGCTGTACACAAGTGGCAGTAACTACGGGGGTTTCATATTTGATAACCGAACCGGGGATCGTCAAATTACTACTTTGACTCAAACTGCATCTACTAATGCTTCAGGTGGTTTTACTGATCCTGATGATAACGAACTGTATTTAATTATTGACCCTAGTAGTGGTAATGGAGTAGTTAAAAAGTTTCAAGGTGGTACTACTAATCAAACTTTTATTTGGAAAACTAAAGAGTTTGTACCACCACGTCCTGCAGCAATGTCGTTTGTAAAGGTAGATGCAGAAGCATGGCCTGTAGTTATTAAAGTATTTGGAGATGGGACTCTTATCTACCACGCTACTATAGCCGCGTCTGGTAGTGTCTACACAGTTACAGGTAGTACTCCTAGTTTCAGTGCGGTAACAATACGTGAACCTGTAGTTAGATTACCAAGCGGCACACATAGAACATATGCAATGCAAATAGAATCAGCTAAAATAGTTAATGAAGTATGTATTGCGGAGTCTATTCAAGAAATAAGGGCGTTGTAAATGGCTACTAGTAAAACTCAAGTCCCTTCAATACCAGCACCACCAAAGAATGAACGCGAAGCTACTGCTTTTTATAGCTCAGTAAAAGAAGCACTTGAAGTACGTCTTGGGCGTAGAGGGGATCCTAAAGATAGAGCTGTTACTTTACGTGAACTTATAGATTCTGGTTTAGCAGAAGAACTTTTAGATAACCCATTCGATCCTAATGCAGGAGTAGGAGTTACAGATTTTCAAGCCCCTCCTGTCTTTACTGATGCAACTATACCACCTACGCCAACTGGACTATCGGCATCTGCGGGTAAAACTAAAATTATTGTTAGTTGGAACAACCCACAAATATCTAACTTAGCACATACTGAAGTATGGCGCTCAAGCGACAGCAGTTTGGGCAACGCAGTACGGCACGATACTACTGAAACAATTGTTTGGGCAGATAGTGTAGATCCTGCAGAACAATTTTATTATTGGGTTAGACACGTAACTACTTCTGGTGTTTTTAGTGCGTTTGCAGGTTCGGTAAATGCGACTACATTACAACTTGTTGGAGCTCAACTTGCAGATAATATTATTACTAATGCTAAATTAGTAAATGACACTATAACAAACGCTAAAATTGCAACCGGAACTATAGGCACAACAGAAATTGCAGATGATGCTATTACTACAGCTAAAATTATAACAAACGCAGTAACAGCTGACTCTATTGCAAGTGGAACAATTGTTGCAGCTAATATAGCAGGTGGTACCATTACTGCTTCAAAAATTGAGTCTGGAACTATTACTGCTACACAAATTGATGGTAATACAATAACAGCAGATAAAATCCAAAATGGTACTTTAACTTCTGATTCAGGTGTGTTTGGGGAGATAAGTGCAGCAAATATAACTACTGGTACACTTAATGGTACAAACGTTACTGTAACAAATTTAAGTGCGGGTAATATAACTTCTGGCAATTTAAGCGTAGATAGAATAGTAGCAGGCTCACTTAATCTTGCGGGTAAGTCAGTATCAGGTTCAGTAGGAACTACAGCTTCATCTAATAGTATTCTTGATAGTGCAATTCCAGATGATACAAATGTGCATAATTATTTAAGCACTTATTGGTCAAGTAGTCCGTTTCATGCTTCTGGTAGCACTTATGTGCATATACCAACTGACTCAGGGGGTAATAAAGCTCAGGTAGCATGGACAACACCCAATTGGACTGCTGCATCAAGTTCTAGTACAACAAAACAATTTATTATAACTGCCTCTTTAAACGCAACAGGACAGTTGTATGGGGACGGTCGTGCAGAAAATTTAACTGCTATAGCGGTTAGACAAACATCAAGTGCTACTGGATATCAATCTTCTACAGCAAGTGATTTTATATTATCAAAATCAATAGTAAAAGCAGCTGGTGATCATGTTCTCGGTACTGTTGTAATAAGCCATAAATTAAACCTTTTGCCAAATACAACATATTACGCTTGGTTGTTTCATGGTATTAGTGATTACGGTCCAACAGGAAGTAGTAATGGCGGAGTATCAGATGCAATTATAACAGTACAAGGATTAGGAGTATAATATGGTACAACGAACATCAGACGAAATATCTAGTATGACTATATGGACAGTTGTAAAAGATAGACGGTATGGTTTATTAATTGCTTCTGATTGGACACAGTCAGCAGACTCGCCACTAAGTGACACAAAAAAAGCAGAATGGGCTACATATAGACAAAAATTAAGAGATATACCCGCAACCTATGACGGTGAAACAGACTTAACTAAAATTGTTTTTCCCACTCCACCGGAATAAAAGGTACAATAAAATTATGAAAATGCCAGGAATGAAATTAAAGAAAAGTAAAGTGTCTAAGCGGCAAGGTAAAGCTATTGATAAGCTACCTCAAACTAAACAAGCGTATATAAAACGCCGTATTTTAATGGGTGACACCTTGAGACAAGCTAAAAAAAGAGCTAAAGGTCTTAACGCCTAGTAGCTAATGCAAGACGTTTTACAATTAGTTAGTGAGCTTGGGCTACCAGTAGCTGGGGGTCTTATTATGGCTTACTTTATTTTTCTTGTAATGAAACAGCTTATGGATGGTCTTGTAGGTGAAATCCAGACAGTACAAGCTATCTCTAAAATGCTTATTACTAGAGCTTCTACTATGAACAACGATATGATTAGAATAGATACTAGCGTTAGTAGTGCACTAGGTTTATCACCTGATTTAGAACGGATAGCTAGAGCTGAAAATTTTGTAGAGGATGGGCGTATAGATGCAAGACGAGATTAATTTAGCCCCAATAGGTGATGCAGAAGCAGTAGTTGACGGATTGTTTGGTCTGATATACCTATACCCGTCTGATTATTTTGTTGTATTTGGCTCTCTGAGCTTGTTTGCTATTTATGGTTTATCAATCTATGCAGGGATAAAGTACATACAAAAGAAATTTAAATAATGGACATTGTGCAAATAATTTCCGAGTTTGGTTTTCCTGTAGTAATGGTCGTAGGGTTAGGGTATTTTGTATACTTTGTTTGGCAGACAATTACCAACAAAATTGATCCGGCTGTGCAAGAAATGAAGGTAACTATTATAAGATTAACTGATCAATTAAGGTTACTAGATCAAGATATGATAAGATTACAACAAAAAGTAAATACAGTACTAGAACTAAAAGAAGAAAATAGGTTAAAGGATGATGAAGAAATTTTGTAGTGTTGTAGTGTTAATACTAAGTAGTTTAGTACATGCAGATGAACTATTGTTTAAATTTAAAAGTCCTAGCTTTTCAGGAATAAATTCTTCTTCACATTACTTAACAATTGAAAACCAAGAAAATACTAGGCGCGGCACAATTAAACAAGAACGTGAAGCTGAGTTAGATGCTATAGAACGTGAAGAAAACAACTCAACTTTAGCTAGGTTTATGAGAAATTTTGAATCTAGGGTGTATGCACAGTTAAGCAGACAATTGGTAGAACAACTTTTTGGAGAAAACCCAAGCACGGAGGGTAAATTAGAATTAGAGGGTAATTTAATAGAGTATGTAGTAGCAGAAGAGACTGTTACACTTACAATTACGGACGAAAATAATGGTCAAACTACTATTACTATTCCTGTGGGGGACTTTACTTTCTAGTTGTGCGTCTAGAAATTTACTAGAAGGAAGTGGTATCCCTAATGTAATAATAAAAGATGCCTCTGTTCTGTCGTTACAATCAGAAGAATTAAGGGATATACTTCCAGCAAAGCGTAAACCTGTAATTGCTATTTATGCTAATAGCTTGCAAGACTTAACAGGCCAACGTAAAAGTAATGGTAGCTTTGCTATGTTTTCTACTGCTATTACACAAGCTCCCGAAGCATTTTTAATTCGTGCGTTAAAACATACTGCGAGCGGAAAATTCTTTAAAGTTACAGAAAGAGTTGGTTTAGATTCACTTACAAAAGAACGCCAGCTAATTCGCAGCACACGTGATAATTTTGATGAAGAAAGTAAATTAAAGCCTTTATTATTAGCGGGTTTGTTAATGCAAGGAGGAGTAATAGGCTATGATTCTAATACTTTTTCAGGAGGAGCAGGAGCTCGAATGTTAGGTATAGGAAGTTCAAAACAATATAGATCTGACTCAGTTAGTGTATCATTAAGATTGGTCAGTGTGTCTACAGGAGAAGTACTACTAGAAGTTCTTACTTCAAAAAGTATTTTATCCGTTAGTCTTTCACAAGATGTGTTTAGATTTGTAGACATAAATGGTGCTAGTTTAATTGAAATGGAGGGAGGTATTACTGCAAACGAAAGCACCTCAATAGCTTTACAAAAAGCAATCGAAGCAGGAGTATTAGAAATGGTAAAAATAGGTATTAGAAAGGGGTATTGGGAATATGAATAAAATTACTTGGTTGTTTATGTATACAACTACTTTAGCATATTTGTGTAGTGTGTACAGTTACGCAGCAGATAACGAAATATATGTAGACCAAGTAGGCACAACTACGGTTAATATAGACCTTGAACAGTTAGGAAGTGGGAATATTATAGGGGGTTTATTAGCGGCAGCTGGTTCTATGACGGCGCTTGATCTTGATGGAACCTCAATGACTTTAGATATAAATCAAATTGGAGACACTAATAAATTCCTGGGGGATATGTATGCAGATACATACACTGGTTACTTTAACTTTGATGGTGATACCAACACGTTCACATCTAAAATGGATCCGACCAATGCGTTTGGCGCAGATGGTTCAAATGTTAATGTGCAAGTGACGGGAAATACTAATGCTATGACTCTTGATTTAGCAACAACTGCTTTAGCTAGTAGTACAGACCTTGATTGGACTATTAACGGAGCGAGTAATACAATTGACGTAGACATTGATGTAGATACAGCAACTCATTTTTTAGACATAGATGGGAGCAGTAATAATATAAATACAGATATGGACGGGTACGCAAACGGTTATTTTTATTTAGATCATACAGGGAACTCAAGGACATTTACAATTGATCAAGCAAGTACACAAGCTAGAGATTGGGTGCGTATTACTTCTAATGGTAACAATGGTACAGTTTGTGTTAACCAAAACGACCAGGGCACAAGTGTCGCTTGCTGAAGATATAGGAAGTATTACACAATTAAACGGTAATACTAGAGTAGTTAGAGACAAACCCTACGAAAGTGCAATCGACTTTTCGCTTAATTCTATGGACCGTTTAGAAACGGCTGCAGGTAGAATGGGTGTAACATTTCGAGACAACACTACGATACGTTTGACTGAAAACTCAAACGTGGTTATTGATTCTTTTATCTTTGATCCAGAACCAAATAAATCAAGTATGGCTCTTAATTTTGTAAAAGGAACTGGGAGGTTTATTAGTTCTAAAACAAAACGTATACCAAAAGAAAATATTAAAATACGTACACATGCAGCCACCGTAGGGATTAGGGGTACGGACTTTACAATAACTGTAAAAGAAACAGGCGAAGCTCTTATAATTTTACTGCCAGATGAGTTTGGTAATAGTTCAGGAGAGATTTCTGTAACCACGGCCCTCGGTCAAGCAATATTAAATAAACCCTACGAAAGCACAACTGTATATAATTTTGAAACCGCACCTACTACACCTGCTGTACTTAATTTAACGCTGGATATGATTGACAATATGTTGATTATTAATCCCCCTGAAACAAAAGAATTAGAAGTTAATGAAGATAAATCAGTAGCAGATAATTTACTTGATGTAGACTTTCTTGAGTTTGATGAATTAGAACAAGATGCTCTAGAAGAAGATAACTTAGAGTATCAAGAGTTAGATATAGACTATTTAGCGGGTAATTTTTTAGAAGATTTGCTTGATGTTATACAAGAGATTGATGCTTTATCTAAGGCTGATAAAGCTTTAGGAGAGAGTGGTATACAAGGGACTGCAATAGGATACGATGCTGAAACACAGATTAGTACTTTTGTTAACGATACCGAAGCAAAGTTTATAAGACAAATAGAGGACTCAGTACAAATGCAAGTTAATAAAAACGATTCTGTATCTATTGTTATTGAACAAGAAGGTAAGGTAAACAGAGTTTTAAATAATGGAGGAACTTCCTCTCGTATTACAATAAGACAAGGCAGCTAACATGGCACGTAATTATCAAAATGAATATAGAAAATATCAAGGCACTACAGAACAGAAAAAAAGAAGAGCAATGCGTAATGCAGCTAGAAGAAATGCAATACGTAACGGCACGGCCCGGAAAGGAGATGGTAAGGACGTACATCATGTAGATGGTAATCCTATGAACAACTCGCCGAGAAATACTAGAGTAGTATCAGCAAGTAGCAATCGTTCTTTTAAACGCGACCGTTATGGACGAAAAGCTTAAGCGAACTTTTTTGCTTTTTGTTTAGCTCGTTTAGACAGATCTTTATAATGGTATAGTTTTACACTTGTTTTAGTATGGCTTTTATTGCTATGTAAATCACCATTAGGCATTTTATGAGAACTACCTTTGTGTAAAGTGCCGTCTCTTTTATAATGTTTAACACCTTTCATTACTTCCCCTTATTTGTTGTTACAGGCGTAAATAAACCTTCTTTAATAAGTTTATCTCTATTAATCATGTGTGATTCTTCAATATCAGCTTTATTTTGACCGTGATACGCGACTGCTAAGTTTTTGTCTACTAGTGTTTGGTTTATGTTTAACCCATCTGTTACTAAAGTACCAAGCACACGTCCGAACTTACCTTTAGAATCTTTTAAATGTGTTTGTATTACACAAGATTCTGCAGCGTTAACGTGTTGTACAATAAAGTTTTTAGCCATTAAACCTCTAGCTTTTTCATCTTTATTTCTAGTACGTGATTCTGGGGTGTCGATTGCGTACAACCTTACCCTGGCCTTATGTAGTATAGAAAAACCTAAATCTAAAATTACATCAACTGTATCGCCATCAATAATTTTAACTACTTCACATTTGTATTCATACATAGAGGTTCCTTTATTTACACTTAGTTTGATCCTCTATCTTATCAGTAATTAATCTATTTAAATAGAACTGAGCTTTACGTAAATCTTCTAATTTATTTTTATGTGGATATCTCCATAAATATTTAATTACATTACCGCGCAGCCAGCCTTCAAACTGTTCTGTAGATAGAGCAGCTTTAATTGCGTCAATACATTCTATGCTGCTGGAGCTTGTGTAATGTACAGGTTTATTTACAGGATCATTATTCTGTGTCATTTTTTGTTCCTAAACAATGTTGTTCTATGAATAAAATGTAGTCTACTAAGGGCAAAGATTCTGTATTAAATCTTTCTTTAGTGCAAGAGTTAACATTTTTAAAATCCTGAGTTAACCAAAAGTCATCTTTGCAACCAGCTAATACATATGTATGTACATTATGTTTAAGTTGTTTTGTCAGCCAAAGTTCTTGTTGATCACTTAGTTGAAATCCCATTCTAGAAGTGTCTTTTTTAGGGGGCTTATGTTTATATTTATATTCTACAAAACAATGCCCAGCGGGCCCACTGTAGTATGTATCTGCTACTCCGCCATGGTAGCTGTCGTTTATTTTCCAACGATAAATTTTACAAGATAAAACTCTATGCACTCTGTTAATGAGTTGACGTTCATTCACGACTCTAAGAGTAACATATAAGTATATAAATTATATGTTTATTTCTATTTAAAATGTTCGTGGAAGTTTGTACACGAAGATGCTACAACAATAGGAGAAAAAATAACACCTCCGTGTACGCACTAAAAAAACTATTTACTAGAGTTTGTTACACCTTCGTAGATAGCTTTGGCTTTTTCATAGTCTTCGTCATGAACCCATCCTTGATTCTCAACAGAAAGATTATGAAACTTTTGAGCAGCACGGTTTTGTGTAGAGACGGATGTTATCTTCCACATGGAAGAAAAACGATCTCCACCCAACTGTTGGATTTGTGTATTCCATTCGCGTGATACTCTTAACTTAGATGAAGCAAAATCCATTAAGAATGGACTTACATCTAAAGCTCCGGTCTTTTCATTCTTACGAAGTAAAAGATGAGACTGAGTCTGTATGACTTCATAGTCTTCAGGAGATCCATCTAAGGTAGCAATCTTTTCAGTTGCTTCTTGCGCAGTACCTACTGTGCCAACTAAACCACCACCTTTCTCACGTTTACGCCAAATAACAAAGTCTTCAGTAAAATGTACGTTAATAACGTATATCTCTTTGAATAGTTCATTTGTTACAGTGTTTAACAAAGCACCGGGTTTGGCACCTGTAACGTACGCATCGTGACTTTCATCCACTTCATTGTTCATTTGTTGCAACAATTTGATCCGTGGGACTTGAATATGGTCAGTAGTAACATTTTCATTACCAAGACCAGCCGCTTTTGAAACGTGTGCAGGGACTTTAGTAGAGACTAAAGATACCGCTGTTTCTTTTGCGGGTGTAGCTATAGCTTGTTCAGACATTTCATCGTCCTTTTTTCATGGTTATTGTTTAGACCTGAAGTTTATTCGGGTCAGTTCTGTTGCTTTGACACCAGGAACGTCTAAGTTCATGGTTCGCAGCTCTCTATAAGCAGTAGCCGACATGCGTTTTTGTAACAACTCAAACTGTCCAGTATCACGGACATGGCGTTGTACAGCCTCCCAGTCTTCTACCGTAGGCACAATTTCTTTTTTCAAAGATACTGTACATACCTCATTGCCGACTCGATCTACACCTTGTTGGTCTAGCTTAGTCATTAATGTTGCTTCTAGTGCTCGTTGATGTTTTTTAAGTTTGTTTTCTAGTTCTTGAAAACCCTTAATCTCCACTCTAGTACTGTGAAGTTCATCTAGTAAATCATTTATATTTTTATCTTCTAACATTACGCTGCCTCCTGTGCGTATAGCTTAGTTAATACATGCAGTAAATTTTCCATTTTGCCTAATTTACCATTTAGTTTTTCATACACTTGCTCTTCCCAGGTATCACGTGCTGTAACTAATATAGTTTCTGTTTTCTTAGTTTGACCGGCACGATGAATACGTCTGTTGAATTGCTGGAAATGTTCTGCATTGTAAGTTGGACTACACCAAATACAGGCTGTAGCTTTAGTTAAGGTCAACCCATGACTCGCAGATTGTGGATGAGCTAGTAAGACTTGTAATTGACCTGCTTGAAAACGTTGTACTATATCTTTACGTTTGTGTGCAGGAGTTTCACCATCTATAACAGCATAAGATATTTTCTTTTTATCAGCGAGCGCGATCAACGCATCACGTTCGTGTTTCCAATTGAATGCTACAATGCTGTGTTTACGACTAGCAACTAGATCTATAACTATGTCGTGTCGCTGCTGGTGGAAGTATTGTACGTTACCTTCTTCGTCATAAACTCCTCCAGAGACGAGTTGTAATAACTTTTTAACCCTGGCCCCGGCATGGACTGCATTAATAGTGCCCATTTTAGTGTACAACACCGATGAGTCTTGTAAAGTTTTGTACATCTTTTGTACAGCTGGAGTTAGACTAGTATACAAAGTACGAACGATATTATCTGGTAGATCAATACAGTCTTCTAAAGCGTGACGTATAGTAATGTCACTTAACATTTGTGCTACTGTTTCTTCTATACCAGGTTTATCTATCCATTCATTAGCAAAGCCATTGAACTTAGAAGTACAAACTTGATTCCTAAAGGAATAATAACGAACGCCTAAACGTTCGCCATCATCTACACATAAGGCAGGATGCCATAAGTCTAATATAGTATTAGTATTAGGAGTACCAGACATAAAGATCCTACGATCAAAATGTCCGACCAGAGTTTTGAGATTTTTAGAACGCTTTGCGTCTTTGTTCTTAAACGCTGTAAATTCATCCACAACCAAAGTGTCAAATCTTTCAAGATACTTAGGATTTTTCTTGAGAAAATTGACAGCCTCAAAGTTAGTGATGACCATATCGTACTTTGAATCTTCAAATATTTTTTTGCGATTTTTAGCATAAGCTACCCCACAATTAATTGTTGGTTGAAATTTAACTATGTCATCTACCCATGCTGCTTCGAGTATAGATAACGGAGCCAGGACTAATGTAACACATTTGTTTTTTACATGAGCATCTAAAACTGAACGAGTCTTCCCTGTACCAGGGTCTGAGGTAATTAAACAGCGTAAATTATTAGTTATGAAATCAGTTGTGTCAGTTTGATGCGCATACGGCGGTGGGATTGAAGTCATTTATTTATACCTTGTATTTATTATTTATTATTTGTAACTGTATTTAAGATTTAATTATACCTTAAAATAGCTCGTTTACAACCTAGGTGAGCTAAGCCTAGTATCTCGTGTAGCGTTGTTTATTTAATACCGTGTTGGCAATGTGGATATTCTCCATTTTTATACGAACACCATCGACAATTTGTTTTAGATGGGTTTGGCATAAATTGCATTGCAGTTGTCATATCTACGGCCCGTTTATGTAATGTAGGCATAAACACCATAGCTTCATCACGAGTATAAGCCTGTTTAGTTATTTCACCATGATCTAAATACCATAGTTCTGTTTGTGCGTGTTGCAACTCAGGGAATTTAAAAAAACTACCGATTGCATAAGTTAAAGCTTGCTGTGCATGGCTTATCTCATTACCAAACATTTTACCTGTTTTGTAATCAATAACGCGAGCTGAAGTAGGTGAGTCGTGCAAGATAGCATCTAGTTTTATACGTGCCCAAACATCTTTTGCCATCCAACCACAAGGGGACCAATCAATTGTAAACCCCCATTCTCCTTCTAGTTCTGTTTTATCTAACTCATACATGTCACGTAAGTGTGCAAACTCACTTGTAAATTTGTTTAACTCAACAGGTAGTTCTTTTAACTTACCACTGACATAGTCTTCTGCAAGCTGGTGGATTACAGTACCACGGGCTGCAGCAGGACCAAAGTCTTCTTGTATGCGTTTAACTTTAGCTATATAAGAACGATAAGCACAGGTTTCAAATGTTTTGAGGGTCGAGTGCGACCAAGCTGGAATAAGTCCTAGCTCCTCTGGAGTCTCGGGTTGGATTACTTTATCCAAATCCGGACGCTTGTTTTGTACAAGCTCTACCATATTACTTAATGTGCAGTTTTCCTGTTTATAAGTTCCATATCTTTGGCATCAAAATGTTCTAACGCTAAAGACTCTTGTAGTTCTTCACTTAAGACCCAAGTCAAAAAGACTCCTCGAGGGGCAGAACGATTTTCACCTTCACCCATTCTCTTACGAGTAGTTTGTATATTTAATCTACTCATGGCTTTTGTAAAGTCCCGTACTGATAATGTTTTACGATTATCTGTTAATACATCATACACTAATTTGAAGTGTTGCATAGGGATAACCATTTCTTGTCCTACTGAAGCTACCCAGTTTTTAAGATATCGTTGTGCTGTACTTATGCCACCAGCGTCAAAAGTGTTTGTAAGTGGGATATCTAAAATCTCAATAAAGTATTCTAAGTTGTTTAATTTAATAGCATTTGCAAATTCTTCTAATACCGACATTGAAACTAACTTCATGTTTTTCTTAGCATCGTTGTCTAACGCAGTGTGAGCCATGCGTTCATCAACTTTAAAGTTTTTTAACAGCCCAGAAAATGTATACAATTCTTTTTCTAATGTGTCTAACTTTGTAAGCAATTCAGGCATAGTTTTATCTAGCTTACGTTCTTGCCTGGGAGCTACGTTGTAACGTCTGTCTCCATCTTCTATTTTAACTGCATCCGCTCGGTTTGTTAGAAAAATAAAATTACAATAACTAGGCAGTTCAACTTGATTTGTGCGCATTGCACGTACTGTTAGAGTAGGTTCTGTAATCTGATGTTTAAGTTTATCTGCCATTCGTCCTATGTTTCCAGAGTCACCCATACGAAACTCATCTACTACTAAAAACAAAGCAGTACGCATGTATAAGTTATATTGTTCCTCTATGTTTTCTAAAGCTCGCATTGGAACTTGAGCTTCGCCGAATAAAGGCTTAAGTATTTTATGTACAAACAGGCCCTTACCAGTTCCAGGTACGCCCGTAAATATCCATGCCGTCATAGTCTTACGTTTGTTTTGGTATATATAAGCTAACCAATTTATAAAGTGTTCTACTTCGGTTGTACCATTTCCTAGAATTTGCTTTAAGAGTTTGTAAGTAAAAGGTATGTGATTTTCAAATACTTGAGTTTCACCATATTCTACTTCTGGCAACTCTGTAGCTGGCTTTAACATGTAAGGCGTTTTTCTAAATAGATTTACATAGTACGGAGCTTTGTCCATTTGCATACCTACATCTGAAGCAGGATTAAATACTACTTGTGCATCAGCTACAAAGTCCGGCATAGGACGATTGTGAGTACGCATAAAACCTTCTAAGGATCCTTTTTGCGTAGGCATTAAAGGAAAGTCATCAGTAAACTGTTCTTTGTTTTTATCAAAAATACCATTGTAAAAAGTATCTGTGTAGTAATCACGTAGAACTATTGGTCTAAGGTCTTTACCTCCTTCCATTTCTTTTGCAAAGACCTCGAAGATGCTTTTGTAAAAGTCTGGATCGGCTTTTTGTATTTCAAATACAGGCTCACCTTTAAAATTGTACATATAGTGAGGGTTGGTAAGAATAAAGTAATAGGCACCGCTATCTCCTCCATTAATATTACAGTTAACATAAGGCTCACTTACCCTACAGATTTCTATTGTCATCCGGTCTGGGTTTTGCAGAACCTCTTGAGATTCGCCTCCGATATTAACTGTTGTAATACGTTCGCGTTTCTTTGTAAGGCCTGCTCGTTTACGTAAGCCATCTTTTATTTGTACTCCTACGCTGTGAACTTTCTCTGGATTAACATCCTTAAGCAAATTGCTAAGGTCCACGGTCGGTTCACCACGAGTAATACATACAAATCTTTCACCAGCTATAGGGTCTTGTGCACCCCCTACAAATTTAGGTGGCGCGATATAAATAAGTTTAGAGTTATCTGCTAAGCTAACATCTAAAGGAAAAGCAATACTTTGTCCGTTAGCAGATAAGTTTAACTGATTAGCTAAAAAATCTATTTCATAGTTTAAAGTTCTAAACCATTCTTTTAATACTTTTGGATACACTGGATATTTAAGTAGAAAGAATAAATGCATTGATACTTTATTGCCTTTCATACCTAAAGAAGCAGACGCTTGTGCAATGTAACTAACATCTTGAAATTCAGCTGGCATGTAAGTAACAAACTGCTCAGCAATAGTTTGTATGTCAAAAGTATTTAAAGTGGACTTAGATGAAGCTATTGGAAACTCAACTCCATCTAAATCTAAAACCAATAAATTAGTTTGTGCTACACGATCCGTCATCATTGCACGAGATTCGTTTTTTAGTTTCTTTTTAAGTAATCCTTTATGTAACGCCGCACCTGTTTGTGCGTATTTAAGTAAAAGATTATAAAATTCAGTAAAACCTTCAGGTGTTTTATCAAAGTTATGATGATGTGAAGTAAAGTTTTTAGCTAATGGATAAGGCTTTTTGCCTTGTAGTGATATTTCTTTTATTAATTTTTGTTTCGCTTTGAGGAAGACGACTTCCATAATGCAACTCCCCTTGTATTATTTAATTTTTTTTGTCATATAGTTCTTTACGGTCTATTTTTATGTCAGAGTCAGCTTCAAAAGCCAACTTGACTTGTTTATTTCCCAATGAAGTTATAACTATTTTGCAGAATATTTCATCTGGCTTACCGTCTTTATAAAGAACAATAGACTCGTGTTTTTTACGTGTAAGTATTAAATTGCTCATTATTTGTCATAGACCTTACTGTATCCCCCTTCGGCATCTAACGGTAGTTCTTGACACCAATGAGGGGGTATTTTCATTATAGACATAATTTGATTTAATATCGAGTCCATATTTTTATCAGGACCAATGCATATAATTTCATCGTGTACAGTTAATACAATATCAACCTCTGGTACTTGTTCTTTTATGTTAAGTAGTTGATCTGTAATAACAATACGAGATAATGCTTGCACTACATTTTCACATACACGTGGACCATGAGTGCGTATCGGAGCCCGTCCTACACGTTGTGTATATAAAAAATCACCAATATGATAATTTAAATGCGGATACTTTAAGAACATTCTATTTGGCAGCTCAAGTGCGTTGTTTGAAATAGTTATGGGTCCAAAACGATTACCATATTGAGCTCTATCCATCATGCCATATAAGAACTGTTTACATACATTCCATAAACCCGGTATGTTTGGATACATAGTTCGATAAGCAGTAACAATAGACAAAGCTGTTTCGTCTGTTACATCTACTGAAGGGGACCCATTACGTAGTGTATCTTGGAATCTATCTTTACCCATACCATAACCAAGGCCTAAGATAGCTGTTTTACCAACATAACGTTCTAGTTTATTAGCTTTGGTAATGGGGCGGTTATATATTTCTGAAGCAAATTCAGAATACACATCTCTACCTGCAGCAAACGATTGTAGTAATCCTTCTTCTTTAGCTAACCATGCAAGCATTCTAGCTTCTATATTGGATAAGTCAGATACATACACTAATTTACCAGGGGGAGCTTGTAATGCAGTACGTAGTTTAGAGCCCCGTGGAAGGTTTTGTAAGTTAATTTTTTCTGAACCTCCAAAGCGCCCAGTGTGAGCTGCATAGTAACGTAATGGCACTGAAAAAGTACCATCTTTATTAACTGAAGTTAAAAAGCGTTCGGCACGAGTTTCTTCTATACGTGACTTTACAGCTTCTCTAGCATCCCAAACGTGCTTGTACTGAGGATAAAGGGCCTGCATTTGTATGTAACCTCCATCAGATTTACTAAATGCTGGAATCATTTCACCGGTGCGTGGGCTTTTCTTAGTGGGTACAGTAATACCCAGGGACTCAATGTGCGCTGCAAACTTAGGTTGAGAAGCTAATGTTTCACGATCAGTACCACTAGCTGCTATTTTTTGTGCTGTTTCTGTTGCTATTTGTTCTTTGTGAGCGATTAAAAGTTCACGGTCGAGCACTAGTTTAGGTTCAACAAACATACGGACTGTAATATCTATAAGATCAAGTTCACTAGTAGGGAAGTTTTTAACCATCTTGTGGAAAATTGCATTAGTAAGATCTACGTCTTGTATACAATAACCGGCTATTACTTTTTCTAATTCAGGATCTAAGTCACGTATACCTTTAGCAGTAACTAATTCATCTCCTTTACGCATTGTTTTATCATCTGGAAATAAACGTTTACATACATCTTTTAGGCTGGCAGATTCGTTTGGGTACAAACCACGACTCATCGCAGCTGTATCGTAATAGTATGCAGGTTTTACTTTATGTATCTGGGTCATAATGTAAGCATCAAACAAAGTGTTATGGCAGACTAAAGCTGTGTCATCCCAAGGTATTTGTTCAAACATATGTGGTATATCGTCTGGTGAAATCCATTCTGTGGGTTCGTCATTCCATTTTATACCTACACCCCACACGGCAAACTGATTATCGTTTACATATGCAGCAGTAGACATTTTAGTAAGAGAAAAACCTACGTCATAGAATGTTTCGTAATCTAAGACTAGTATATTCATGTTGTTTTCTTCTTTTTTGTGAGTGTTAACCAATGAGCATAATCACCCTTCTTTGCTCGCTCCCAACCGATTTTCTTACTATGAATCATGTTGAAAGCCGTACTAAGGGGGACGTATTTAAATTCTATATATTCTGCTTGGTCATCTGCAAAAGCGAATGGTAGCTTTGTGTTACGTTTAACGTAAACATATTTTGCCATAAATACTCCTTATTTAGGCTTGACATTTAGTGTAAATGCCTTATGTTAAAAATAGTAACATAATTTTTAATTTTAAACATAGGTATATATAACATGGCTACAATAGCAAATTTAACAAAAAGCGGTAACGTTGAAGGTAATCAAGCATATAAACATTTTCCTTCAGGCGGTATGTTCGTGCGTAAAGCAACAATTACAACTGGCACTTTAGTTCTAAACGATGTAATACAGTGTCTTGACATGTTTGCAGGTGAAACACTACATGGCATTCGTATGGCAGTAACTGATATTGATACTGGTGGTTCTCCAGCAGTTGTACTTGATGTAGGTTATGGTAACAGTGATTCTGCTACTGCATCTACATCTGACGATATTGTTGATGGTTCAACTATTGGTCAAGCAGGTGGATTCGTTATAGCTAACGTATTCTCTGCAGACGAAGATGCTGGTACAGCATTTGCTGCAGGTCCATTAGACTTTTCGGCTGATGATACAATTGATGTTCACGTACAAGTAGCTCCTGCTACAAGTGCAGCTGGAACAATTACAATGTATGCGTACATAACTTAAAAAGTTCTCCCGGCTCTGTTTAATCAGAGATTAGAAAGGCGGCTAGAGATAGTCGTCTTTTTTTTATGTATTGTTAAAATCAGGAAACCCATAAAATTTCCTTGGTCCTTCTGGCACTAAGTCCCATTCAGCTTTAGAGATTTTTTTACCATTGTAGTAATATATTTTATTCCAAGTTCCTTTAGCAGTATCTTGTGTAACTTCTACTATGGAATCATTAGTATCTAATAAAGCCAACACAAAATTTTGTACAATATCGTTTAGTTCTGTACGAGTTAATAATTTTTTATTAGTAGTATTGTTATACCTACGACCAAGATCTAAACGTTGGTCGTCATTTAATTCTATTGATAAATTAGTTTTCATTTTAGTTCCTTTTCTTTGCATTACGAAATTAGGCTAGCAGTTTTCCGAGCCCGGCGGGCGAGGGAAACGTAGCTGTGTAATGCACGAAGTGCATTTACACGAGCGGCGGGCCTCATTTAGTAATGAAAAGATGAGATATAGATCGTGTATCAGGAAGGTGGTAGTCCGCCAGGGTATTCCACATTAAGAGCTCTGGACTCAACGGTCGTAACTGATCTATATCCCAAAACTTAATGTTCAGTAGGTGGATCTTCTTTCTTAGGAGTAATTCCAGTTTTACTAAGTTCTATTACTTCAAATATATGTTGAATTAAACTTATTAACATTTCAGCATCTTCTTCTGAAAACTCAATTGTTATTTTTTTAGCCATGAGAATCCCTCAATTTAAAAGCTATACGTTGTGAAGCTTTAGATAAATCTTTTAAAAAATATAAAGGTTGGCTATTGTCACGATGCGTAGCATAAGTATAGATAACACCATCTGGCATAATGTGCATATGAGAAGTCCAAGGTATTCCATTTTTTAAATAGTACTTTCTTGTAGTTTTCATACTTTACTAATTTCTTTTAAGTACTTAGCAGTAAGAAACTTTTGGTTTTTCTTTTCATATTCTCTTGCATTTTTGTATGGAGTCTGACCATAACTTTCTAATTCTGCACAGTTTCTATAATACATTCTACGTACCCAGTGCTTGTAATTAGTTTTATCTATGTGTAATTTAGTAGCCATAAATATCCTTTAATTTATAGTAAAGCCTCCTGAGTTACGAGCAAAGCTTGCAAATTCTAAACAATTTTCTATAGAGAAAGGAAGTTCATCATGTTTATATTCAGAGGTGTCGTTTTTGTGTTCTTCTTTTAACATAGCAAACGCTTTTTTTAACTCACCATTAAAGTAAGCCTTGTTTATTTGGTCTGCAATATAGTTAGCTTTGATGGCATTAATTTCATAGCCATCGTTATAATGTCCACGTTCGTTGTCTTCTTCAGTTAATACTTTAGAACACAATACTTCATTTATATAAGCCCACAATGGATGCCACCACCAAATGTTATTACGAAAGTAAACACCTGGATTAAGGTTATGAAACTCGTCAACTTTTTTAAAGTATTGAGTTCTTTCTTCTTTGGAAGGTTCTTTATCCCAATCTATAACTGGTTCTGTAGAACCTTTTTTTATTTTAGGTTTTATTCCACTTAAATCAAATCCCATAACTAAGCCCTCCTAGGCTACTAATATATTATAAGCTTCTGGCTCGTTAAGTTTAAGCCAGTCCCATCCTTTTAACACTTCTTTGTACTGATTAAATTCTTCACCTCTTATAATAACATCCCAAACTGCAACTGCATCAGGTGGCAGCACAATTGATCTATTAGTATTAGGGTTTGTAATTGTTTTATATTCCTCACCTACTACACATACAAAAGGAACAGTGCGAGGTGGTATAGTAGGTAAAGGAATTTGTTCTTCAGCATACTCACAACCTCTCTGCTTTGCGGCACAATACTCGCAAAAATCTGGATGATGTTTAGCACAAGGCTTGTCGTACACTTTATTCATAATGTTTAACTCCAATCAGGATCATATTCTTCCCATTTGGCTGTAGGTCTAGACAAATTAACTTTGTAAAACTTGACCTTTTTAGATTTTATGGCTAATTTCTCGTGTTTCATAGTCTTTTTCATAATAAAAAGTACAATAGAAGCAACTAAACCACCTACCATAGCTGCAGCCATACCGCTGAAAGTACCATAGAAACTGACCATAAGCGTTATTGTAATAAGAATATCTACTACAATATCGTGACCAATTGTTTTGCGACCGCCTAGTTTAAGCGCAAGCAGCAGCAGTCCTAATGCGCTGGCTATTCCGACTAAAAGCATTATTTTTCTCCTTCCACATAAGATAAGCCATGTACCCAAATTGGATAGCTTCGATTAAGATCCACAAAGCTGTGGTCAAACTACTAATAATAGTTGCATTCATTTGTTGCTCCATAAAATATAAAAACAAATACCGATTAAAGAAATTACTGTAAGTAAAGTAATAGTGTGATGTAACGTAGCAACTATGCCTAATACACCAAGCATAGCAATAGCACCATATAAAATTGAATTTTTGTACTCATTTAAGAGTTGTTTACATTTGGACAATTTCACCATAAGGAGCCTCCGTGGCTTCTGTTGTAACCCATAACACAGGATAATCAGGTTGTTCACCAAAATCCCATGCTTCTAGATCTGTTAGATAAACTAATGCACATACATTAGGATACTTTTTATTTACATAATCAATAGCTGGCCCAAACGCAGTACCACCACCACCACCGTATTTTACTTTAAGAGGTAAGTCCTCACGGGTGTATGTAGTATCGTCATGGACTTCAGTATCGCATTGTATAAATCGAACTAACTCAGGATTTAAGTCATGTAAGATACTGGTAATTTCACCAGTAAACTGTTCGAGATACTCACGGCATGATCCAGAAGAATCACCAACTATAGCGATCTCACCTAACGAAGGATTATATAGTGAAGGTAAGTACATACCTTGTGCAATAAACCTACGATTGGGTTTAGCCCATGAAAAGTCAGACTTGTTGTTGGCACGTAAAAATCTAGCAAGTACCATTTTCCAATCGACTTTAGGAGCTAAAGCTTTTTCTACTAACTCTTGCATGTGTCCTGGTAATTTACCTACACCCTTAGCTACTTCAGCAGCTTGTTGTATAGCTATATTAGTATCAGCTTCAAATTTACCAGTACCTGAACCTTCGGCTAACGATTCATGGTCGATCACTCCACCGCAACCACCAGGATCAAATCCTTCTAGTAGTGCTACACCAGATATAGGATCATCACCTAGATCTTTAGGCAGTTTGTTATACACATCTTCGGTGCTATGATCTTCGTATTGTTCATCATATAGCTCACCATGCGGTAGTATAAGACCACACTTTCTGAGAGCTAAGTTGATGACATAATCACCGGCAATGTTCCACCGTTTGGGATCGCGTTCCATACGGCGTAACATATGCAGTAGCACAACATGCATTACTTCGTGAGCTATAAGCCCAACACGTTGTGCTTCGGTAAGTTTAAGAAACCATTTAGGATTAAACTTAATGTACTGCCCGTTAGTACAGGCAGTTTCAATAGTCTCATCTTCAATAGGTGTCAAACGTAACGCTAGAGTACCAAAGAAAGGCTGATCTAAAATTAGACGAGCACGAGCTTTGGTATAAGCTTGCATTGCTTCGGACATTAATTATCTCCTAATAAGGAAGAAGTAAGAATAGTATTATTAAGATTAGCAGCTGATACAGCTTCATCAGCAGCAAGTTTTAATTTTTGTTGTTTACGTTTACGTTGTTGCTTTTCGTTGACTTTAGCCATATGGTTTGAAGTAACAAGCTTACTGATACCAGGCCAAGCTTTTAGTGCTTGGTTAAGTGTAGTAAATTGAGTTAACAAATCTTCTAACTTGCATATTTCATATTCTCTTTGTAGTTTAGCTTTTTTGTATTCTAAATCCAAAGCAGTAATATTAGATAATGTAGTGGAAGCAGCAACTTCAGAAGAAGTAAAATATAACTCTAAGGGACTAGGGTCATAGCTATTGTAATGACATGGCACTACAACTTCTTTAGATAAAGGAATACTTATTTTTCGATAATCAGTATCTTTTATAGCTATTGCAACTGGACCATCTGCTCTAGCAGCATTCCTAGTACGTAGCATGTCAACTGCTTGAGTATGATCTCCAGTATCAACTGCATACCAAGCACATTCTGATAAAGGTAAATTTATCCAAAGTTTTGTAGTATGAGAAAAATATTCTTTAGGATATTTTTGACCAGAACGTACACAACCTCCTTCAGGGTTGATTTTGTTTTCTAGTTTTATATTATTATATAATGGATCTGATATATAAGTTTCAGTATGTGCTAATAATGGAAACATATATTGGTCATATAGTTTGTCACCATCAGTTGCATCATACGCAGGACCATTATAACCAGCATTATTTAAAACTGGACTAGTGCGTTTATAGGCACTTTTATACTCATTTACAATATGAGATTGTAGAGCCATAGACATTCTAACTGTAGACATTGCATTCTCCTCTATAGAATTACATTAGAATTTTTAGACACCCACGATGTAATCGCGGCATTATTTAGAAGTGTTGAATCAACACCTAACGAACTTTTGATACCAACAACTTGAAACTCGACTGGTAATTTCTCAATTACTTTTACGATATTAGTTATTTTAGTATCACAGGCTTGAGCAGCCAGAGCACCTGTAAGTGCATACAGTACCGCTGGATTGTCGTCCTTTTTGTAGGTACTTGGGTTAGCAATCAACTCATCTATATCAGGCAATGATGTACAGATTTGTCTGAAAGCCATATATTCCCCAGCAGGCCCATCACCGACAAGTGATGAAACTCCATAAAAGAGTCGGTCTTCGTCAACTTTTGGTAATTTCAACCGTTTGTCTACGAATGACCAGCTACGAGGAGTTGGGAAAGCATAACTCTCTGGATTGAAGTCATACAATAAGCCAGGACGATATCGTAAGAACGAAATCAAAGTCGAGTCTATATTGTTGGCATTAGCCCATGTGCACCAGTCCTCGAGGCTAGCTTCGAGTTCATAGTGGGCAAGTCTATTTCTTACAGGTGATGGCATTTGATAAACTGCAGCGGCATCAGTAAGTCTGTTACCAGCGGCAATCATAGACCACCCATCAGGAATGCGGTAATTACCGACTTGACGGGTGAGTAGTAGTTGAAGGAACGCATTTTGTGTAGCCGGCGGTGCAGTTGGTAATTCATCAATCATGAATATACCGCGTTTACCATCGCGTTCAGCAATTGGAAATATGTCAGGCACAGCCCAACGTGTAAAACGTTTGTTAGTTCCTGTTTGCTGAGCCACGTACGGTACACCACGTACGTCAACAGGATCGAATAAGTTAGCACGAAAATCTAACAAAGTTATGTTACGTTCCGCAGCACATTGTTGTGGTATTTCTGACTTACCAATGCCGGGTCCGCCCCATATCATAGTGTTAAGATTTGCTAACATATTGTCGAATATTTCAGCAACTAGTTTTGAAGGTCGAATTGCGTGCATAATAATTTACTCCTCTAAGTAGATGGCACAGGTTCGATATCGCGGATTTTGATAATCCTTGATCGTAGTTCTTGGTTAAATTGTTCAATGGCTAATTTCTCATAGTCAATGTGTTTTTGTATTGGATAAGGTGCTCTAAACTCTATCTCAATAGATTGTTCTGGTTTGCTAGCATGATAAAACATGGCACGAAACCAAAGGTTCCTGTATTTAGGAATAGTAGTCTTCATAAATAACTCCTCATAGAAAAGACATAAAATTAACTGGCTAGATATATATTAAGCACACTAGGACTCTTTAACTTAAACGAAGGGACACTAGCTTGGCATAAAAAAACCCTCTACCAGACTAAGCTAGTAGAGGGTTAAGTTGAGCAGTTTTTGTGATACACACCAAGGAAGTAATGTGCACGTCATACTCAGGACTTCTATAAACTATGCAGACATAGCCATCTTCTTGCAATGTTCTGCTGTTTGAACATTCATGGAACTGTTAGTTTTGCCAGTTGTATCGGCATGTTGGTTGTAGTTCCATTCTGCTAAACGTTGCAGTCTACGTTCAACCTCGTTCTGGACACGGTCACGATTTAGTGAAGTGCTCTTCAGACCGAACTTGTCATCTATTGCTTCAATAGAATCACGACATAGTCTAAACTTACGACCCAATTGGAACATCTTAGCTTCACGCTCGACAAGCCAATTAGGAACTTCTTCCGTCATAGTAAGAGACGATATAGAATCACTATACTCATAACATATACTGATGAACTCAGCGCAAGTACGAGTACAATGTTGTAAGAACGAAATACCAGTTGATTGCGGATCAACTTCTAGCAATGGCATCAAACCTTTTGCTATGTCTTGAATCTGCAATTGGTAGTACTCTTTCTCTTGGTCAGAATCACCTTCGCAAGCATCAAAGTTCATCTCTGATTTTGCTTTGTCATCATAAACCTTCATGATGCCAGCAACTACAGTAGGACTAAACGTTGGCTTACCATCAGCATCGAGCATATACTTCTTAAAGAAGAAGTCAGGCAAGGCAACATCTGGTTTAGCTTCACGTGCTTCAACACCTTCTGGATCAGCATTTGTATCTGGTATATATGCTGTTTCTGGTGTTTCGTTAGTAGCTACTAACTCGGGGCCAATTTCTTGGTCGTTGGGATCAAAAATATCAACTTTTGACATAAGTGTTACTCCTTGTAACGTTGGTTATAAAAATAAAACATTTAAAATAATATTCGCGAATCTTGTTCGCGTTATTCATCGTGAGTAGGATAGTCCATAGCACGATCTAAAGGACTAAGTTCCATTTCATCTTCTTCGTTTTGAAGGCGTTGTTGTTCACCTTCCTTAAGAAGAGTATTAATTTCATCTAGCTCTGCACGCAATTCTTCAGCGGTCATGTTGTCTAGCTCATGGAAATATCCAAATAAGCACACTCCAAAACCTGTTAAGAATCCTATTAATAGAAATAATATTTCACTCATTGGAATCTCCAACTATTTGAATAATGTTTCCCTCGAATAATTGCTTTTCAAAAGACTTCGGTAGATCCATCCCTGCAACTACATCAAAGTACTGGCACATTATGTCCTTAAACTTGTCGTACTCGGCTTGTGTTACTTTAACCATATCAATTCTCCTTGTGAGAATAAGATTTAAGATCTAGAATTACATCACCATCAGCTCGCAGCGAATTGCCACGAACTGTGATGATAACTCTAGGTTCAATTTCTGATGCTGTAGCTAAGCCATCGGCTACACCGTTATCAACTTTTAAGTTGAAATCTAGCTCTTCTGGTTGTGTCATAATATACTCCTCAGTAATTGACATTATAGTATAAATTTATATGAGCTGAGCTTGAACCCAAGTCTCATCTTGATCTTGTTGATAAGCCCAATGCTCTTGTTGTAACTGATGCTCTGCCTGTGCAATAGTATCCATAGTGTATACTCTGGTTTCTAGCCCTTGGCGATTAGCTAAAGTAATCATATGGCTTGAGCCTTTACTTACACCGTCCCAAAAGACTACGCAAGCATCGGCATATTTAGCCATAGCATCATTACGTACATACCCAGCTTTACGCCCGAGCTTATTCCAATCAGGAAGAAACTGTTTGATAGGGTAGTTGTTAGCTTTAGCAAACTTTTCACCAAGCTTATCAGCACCTCTAGCACCACCAGAAACTATTTCTATGGATTTAGGATCCTGATTTTGAAATAAGAATGAAAGTTTCTTCGAGACGAAGTCAAACTGTTCTGAAGAACTAACACCACGTGAACCTGCAATAATAACTTTAAACATAACTTTTACCTTGTAGTTGATTAAAAACACTTGAAATAATATTTACGAGCTTGCTCGTGCATTGGTAGGATCAAATCTATCTTCTAACCCATAAGTATCTATCGCACACTTCAACGCTTTATAGTGCGGGCTGAAGATACGAGCTTTAACATAAGAAAATATAAAACCTCGATAGTCGTTATATTGAGAAATATAAGCAGACTGCCAAGCATATAAACTTTGGTCTAAAAAACAATAATAGATTAACTTAAACATAATTAGCTCGCCTCACATTTAGGGGTATAGTCAAATTGCCAGCAATAAACTAGTTCTGAAGTATCAGTACCAGTAAAATAGTCGATTGCCATTAGAGTAATAAGAATCATAATAATCTTTATATTCATACGTAAGTCCTTGATTTATAGTTAAAAACATTAGAAATAATACTTACAAGCTTGTCTTGTCCTGTACCAGCACTTAGGAAGTAGTGGTACAGGGGTAAGTAACTGATATATATAGAGAATATAAATAGCTGTACCAGCAACATAAATGAAGTGGTACAGGCTGAGTTCCTTTCTGAGAGAAGCTTAGGGGTGAATCTGTACCAACTGTACCAGTAAAATAAGAAACTGAACTAATAAAAACGAACCATGAACCACGGTTGATTAATATAAGCTGTTAGATTTTAGCGGTACAGTTGGTACAACGGGGGTTGCACGCTACGAAAGCCACGAACCACGGTCGGTCTAGCTGTACCAGTACGGTGTAAAACAAGTGGTACACACGTGGTACAGTCGGTACAGTAGAGCCGACCTTCGCTCGTAGCGGACGCACGCGCACGCAACTTCACCGAAGAATCATCAAACAAGTTGATGATAGTAGTGCAATGATAGTAGCACGCACACTACGAGCCCCACCTTGGTAAAAAAAACCCCGATACCCTTTCGGATACCGGGGACAAAGGAAAGATTTAATAAGGTTGATTGCCTTTGTACTCAGAAGCATAATAATAGTCGTCAAACCAACTATTAGCTTCTACCATAGAACCCCAATTAGTTTCTTCTATAATTGAAGTTACTAGGTCATGTATTTCTTTATACTGGGGAGGCTTGTCATATTCAATACAATGCCAATGAAGCATTGCCTCTAGAAAATGAGCATAATAAGAAAAATCTGTTTGTAACTTAGAGATTTCTTCTTTATGTGCAGTAGAGTGTCCATACATAACGAGTATTGTTACTACGAGAGAACCAATAGTAAAGATGATAAAACCGAATAAGTAAATATCCATAATTTGTGTCCTTTGTAATGATGGGAGAGCCATCTCTGACCCTCCCGTTAGAGTTACCCAGCATCTGCTGGATGGTTTGGAGTCGTAGCTTCACGTTCAGCGTCCGACTTTGCAGCAGCGTATGAGCCAGCAGAGGCTAAGATAAGTTCATCTCTATACTTAGCATTGAACTTAGCAGTCTCTTTGACGAACTTTGCTTCAGCTTTGACAGCGTTGTGTGCATGTGCATCAGCAACAAGAGTTGAGCCAGCGTCCTTAGCTTTAACGAAAGCATAAGTAGCAACTGGAACTGCGTTAGATGCAACAGCTTTAGTAGCTCGAATAGCTAGGGCTGTAGTAGATACTGCGATAGTTTTTAGAATGTTCATATATGATCTCCTTTGATCGTTAGTTATAAACACTTAGAATAATACTCACGAGTCTTGCTCGTGAATTTTGAACAAGGTTCCAAGGGTAAATTTTAGGAAACAAGGTTCCAGACAGGCAATCGGGGATTGGGGTGGTGATTGGTGGTGATAGTAGGACCCTGCCTCCGCGGTAGTCTGAAAATATTTCTATAAAAAATTTCTACAAAAAAATTTCCCAAGATAGGGCTCCGTACCCTATAATAAATTACAGATGAGCAAAGCTATGGAAAAAATTGAACTCACTGAGACAGACCGAGCAGAAATGCAATCTCATTATCCGTACATGGACATAAAACTTAATGAGCTATCGGTACAAGAAGAGCGTTTACTACTGTTTCACATACGTGGCATGAGTAAAGCAGCCGCCGGACGTGCAGCGGGGTACGTGGACCCTGAACATGTGTACAAGATTTTTAAAAAACCTAAAATCCAACAGGCTCTTACTTACTTGCGCAAAGATATGCGCGAACAAGTCAAGTTTGATAAAACTCAAGCTACCTCCATGTACCTCGAAGCACATCGAAAGTCCGCAAATGCTACGGAAGAAACGCGCGTTGTTGATTCTTTGTGCAAGCTCCACGGTCTATTTACTCCAGAAAATGCAACTCAGATTAATATTAATGTAGACTCTATAGAACAGCTTGAAAGACTACCTGATTCCGAACTGTTAAAAATAGCAGGCGTAGATAAACAGTACTTAATTCCTAAAAACGAGGCAAAAAATGAAGAAAAAGTGTAATCATGGGATAAATGCACCTCCTCCTAAAAACCCAAAAAAATTTGCTAAAAAAATGAACCGATATAAGTCTATAAAAAGAGGTAAAAATGGCTAAAGCTACACCTACTAATAAAGCTCTGTATTCTAGAGTAAAAGCTGAAGCAAAACGGAAGTTTAAAGTTTACCCAAGTGCGTACGCTAACGGTTGGTTAGTAAGAACGTATAAAAAACGTGGCGGGAAGTACAAATAATGGCAGCAAAACCAAAAGGTGGTCTAACTGCTTGGTTTGGCAAGGGTAAGAAAGGCGATTGGGTAGATATAGGAGCACCAAAAAAGAAAGGTAAGTACCAAGCTTGTGGTAGAAAGTCTGCTAAAGGCAAAAGTAAAAGAAAATATCCAAAATGTGTACCAAGAGCTAAAGCTAATAGTATGACAGCAGCTCAAAAACGGAGTGCAGTATCCAGAAAACGAGCCGCAGGTAATCCAGGAGGTAAGCCGCGTAATGTAAAAACTATAGTTAAGAAAAAACGAAGGAGTACCCGTGGCAAGAAAAAAAGCTAACCCCATCCGTAGAACTACTGGCAAAGGGGGTAATTACCGTAAGACTAAATCCGGTGCTGGCATGACTAAAAAAGGGGTGCGAGCTTATCGAAAAGCAAACCCTGGATCTAAATTAAAAACAGCTGTAACAGGTAAAGTTAAGAAAGGTAGTAAAGCCGCAAAAAGAAGAAAATCTTATTGTGCAAGATCAGCAGGACAACTTAAAAGAAGTTCTGCAAAAACCAGAAACGATCCTAATTCTAGAATAAGACAAGCTAGGAGAAGGTGGAAATGTTAACTATTTATGATTTATTAAAAAAGGTGAAGACTATGTATGGATATGGGAAAAAAACTAAACTAAAGAAAGCAAAACCACCAGCAGCAAGACCAAAAGCAAAAGCTAACAAGAAAGCAAAAAAAACTAAAAAGAAAATGTAGTGGAAATAGCTAAAACAGAGTGTGTAAGGTGTAAGGCTTTACACCCTGAAACTTTATACCCGTCTGATGATAAAATTTGTGTGTACTGTAAAGCAGATGAAGCGGAACGGATAGAAAAACCGCCAGTAAAGATAAGTAAAAAAGAACAGCAGAAGATAACTCAAGAAGCTGCCGCACAACGTGAACTAGCGCTGCGTGCACTTGCACGTAAACACATGTTACCTTTTGTAGAGCGATTTGATTCTAATTATCAAGCAGGCTGGGTGCATAAAGATATCTGTCAAAGACTAGAACAATTTAGTCAAGACGTAGCAGATAGAAAATCCCCTAGGTTAATGTTATTTATGCCTCCTAGACATGGCAAATCGACCTTGGCTAGTGTAGCGTTTCCCGCGTGGCATTTAGGTAGAAACCCAGAACACGAATTTATTAGTTGTTCCTACTCCGGTTCATTAGCTATGTCTTTTTCTAGAAAAGTTAGACATCAACTACGTGAACCCAACTATAAAAATGTATTTAGTGGGGCATCTTTAGATCCTACTTCGCAATCAGTAGAATCATGGTTGACTACAAAAGGTGGTGGTTATGTAGCGGCAGGTGTTGGTGGTGGTATTACAGGTAAAGGGGCCCATGTACTGGTAATAGATGATCCGGTAAAAAACCGTGAAGATGCAGAGTCTGAATATAGTCGCGCTTCAGTCTGGGATTGGTATACATCAACTGCGTACACACGTTTAGCTCCAGGCGGAGGGATACTAGTTATTTTAACGCGATGGCATGATGATGATTTAGCTGGAAGGTTATTACAAGCTGCAGCTGATGGTGCAGACGAATGGGAAGTTGTTAAATATCCTGCAATTGCGGAACAAGACGAAGAATTTAGGTTAGAAGGTGATGCATTACATCCTGAAAGATATGACATACCTTCTTTGGAAAAAATACAAAGAGCAATAGGACCAAGGGATTGGTCAGCACTATACCAGCAAAATCCAGTTGCCGATGAAGGGGATTATTTCAATAGAGAAATGATAAACTACTATGATGAACCTGATTTAGATTATACTAGATTACGTTACTATTGCGCTTGGGATTTAGCTATTGGACAACGTGAACGCAATGACTATTCTGTAGGTTTAGTTGTAGGTGTTGATGAATATGATAAATTGTATATAGTAGATTGTGTACGTGGTAAATGGGATGGGTTTGAGTTAGTTGAACGTATCTTAGATTTGTATGAAACTTGGCGACCAGGAGTAGTTGGTATTGAAAAGGGACATATTGAAATGGCTCTGGGTCCGTTTTTGGAAAAACGAGTTAGAGAACGTAGGTTAAATGAAGCATACTTTAGAGACTTAAAGACAGGTAGGAGAGATAAAGAAGCAAGAGCACGGGCAATTCAAGGTCGGATGCAACAAGGCATGGTATACTTTCCAAAAGAACCGCTTTGGGTAGGACCTTTAATAGCAGAATTATTACGTTTTCCTAACGGAGTACATGATGATCAGGTAGACGCTCTAGCGTGGATTGGTTTGATGATGACAGAATTTGCAACATATATTGAACCGATTGAACATATTCCGTCTTGGCGAGATAAGTTAGACAGTATTGCTAAGGGTGATAACAAAAAAACAGCAATGAGCGCATAAATGGCATATAAAAAATTTAAAGAAAAACTCAGCAAAGCAGAACAACATGAATTAGCCCGTACTCAGTGGGCAGCCTACACTAGAGCACGTGACAACGGGCATCAAGACTATGTAGAAATAGCAAGGCAATGTGATGCTTTTTACCGTGGACAACAATGGGATCATGGTGATATTTCAGCACTTGATGATCAAGGTAGACCCGCTCTTACTATTAATACTATATTACCTACTATTAATGCTGTACTTGGTGAACAAAGTACACGGCGTATGGATGTAAACTTTAAACCTCGTGGTAGAGGCAAACAAGAAGTTGCGGATGTACTTGATCGGTTGTTTATGCAAATTGGTGATAATAACAAATTAGATTGGACTGAGTCCCAAGTTTTTGCTGATGGCTTAATTCAAGATCGTGGTTGGTTTGATGTACGTATAGATTTCGATGATCATATTCAAGGTGAAGTACGTATAACTGCTAAAGACCCTTTAGATGTTTTAATTGATCCTGATGCTAAAGAATATGACCCGCGTACGTGGAACGAGATTTTTGAAACAAAGTGGATGAGTCTTGATGAAATAGAAGAAACCTACGGACAGAAAAAAGCAGACCAGTTACGAGTTGCGGTAGAAGAAGGTTCTGTTTTAGGTACAGATTCAGTTGAGCATGAAGAAAACAGATATGGTGATACAACTACAGGTGTAGAGTATAACCAAGGTAACACTTCTAACCCTGAAGAAAATAGATCTTTACGTGCTGTACGAGTTATTGAACGTCAGTACTATAAATTAAAAGAGTGCATGTACTATGTGGATAGTGTTACAGGTGACATGCGCGAAGTTCCATATGTATGGAGTAAAAAGAAACGCGAAAGTTTTGCGGATCAGTTTGGTTTAGAAATTCTTACTAAACTAGTACGTAAAGTACGTTGGACTACTACTGCAGATACTGTGGTACTTAATGATACTTGGTCGCCATATGACCATTTTACTTTAGTACCTTACTTTCCTTACTGGAGACGAGGTAAACCATTTGGAATGGTACGAAACCTTATTTCTCCACAAGAACAACTTAATAAAATTTCCTCACAGGAATTACATATTGTAAATACAACAGCTAATAGTGGTTGGATTGTAGAGACAGGTTCTTTACAAGGTATGACAGCAGATGACTTAGAAGAACATGGTGCAGAAACAGGTTTAGTCTTAGAATTTAACCGTGGTTCTAGTCCTCCTGCTAAAATACCGCCTAATCAAATACCAACAGGTTTAGATCGTATTGCTCAAAAAGCAGCTGCTAATATAAAAACTATTAGTGGTATAAGTGATGCGATGTTAGGTACAGATAGTCCAGAAGTATCTGGTATAGCAATACAACAAAAACAAAACCGTGGTGCTATGATGATTCAAGTACCATTAGATAATTTAACTAAAACTAGACAATACTTAGCTGAGAAAGTACTAAACTTAGTACAGATGTATTACACCGAAGAACGTTTAATACAGATTACAGATGAACAAGATCCACAGAAACAACGTCAACCAATGCGAGTAAACCAAATGACTCCAGAAGGTTTAATTTTAAATGACCTTACTTTAGGAGAGTATGACGTTATTATAGCTACCGCTCCATCCAGAGATACATTTGAAGAAATTCAGTTTGCTGAAGCTATTCAGTTACGTCAAGTTGGAGTGCCAATTCCAGATGATTTGATAGTAGAGTACTCGCACCTAGCTAGAAAAGGAGACATTGCAGAAAGAATACGAGCAATGCAAGGTACTAACCCACTTACTCCAGAACAAGCTGAACTTCAGCAGTTCCAAGCTCAAGCAGCTATTCAATCTACGCAACTTGAAATTGCTAAGCTAGAAGCTGAAGTACAGCAATTACAATCTATGGCAATCCTTAATCAAGCTAAAGCTCAAGAAACTGCAGAAATTGATCCACAATTGAAGATGGCAGAAATGCAGAGTAGAATTGCCATTAAACAAGAAGAACTAGCTCTACGTGAAAGGTTATCTCAGATGACTAATCAAGTTAGAACTGGACAAAGTGAAACCCAAGCAGCGTCAAAAGTAGCCGTTGCTGCAATGAAACCCACAAAACCTACAGGAGGTAGCTAGAAATGGCTAAAAGCAAAGCGAAAGAAGAAGGAATAATAATGGACTCCATGCCAGGAGCAGATGTAAAAACCGCAGAAGAAGTAAAACCCTTTGAAGTTGATTTAAACTTTGAAGATGAACCAGTAGCAGAAGAAGCTGTAGCCGAAGAAGTAAAAGAAGAAGTTGTAGCCGAAGAACCAAAAGTAGAAGTAGAACCAGAACCAGAAGCAGAAGCAGAAGCAGCAGTAGAAGCGGAAGCGGAAGAAACAGTAGAGTTTCCTACCGAAGAAGTTCCTGAAGTAATAGAAGAACCTATTGCAGAAGAAACTAAAAAACCTAAAGCTCCTATGGTTCCTAAATCTAGGCTAGATGAAGTTTTAGCTAAAAATAAAAAAATGCAAAAAAGAATTGATGACATTGAGAAACAAGAAGCAGAAGTAAAAGCTGAAGCTCCTAAGTATGATTTTGATGTTAAAGAACAAGAATACCAACAGCTAATTCTAGATGGTGAATCTGCTAAAGCTGTAGGGTTACGTAATGAAATACGTAAAGCTGAAAAAGATGCGTTAATGTTTGATATACAACAACAAATGGGACATACCGTTCAACAAGATAGAGCGCAACAAGAATTAGCGCAAAAAGCTGAACAAATTGCTAATACCTTTCCTATTTTAGACGAAAATGCAGCGGATTTTAATGAAGAGCTTACTCGAGAAGTTATGGAGTTAAGAGATGCTTTTATAACCCAAGGGTATGAGCCAGCAGATTCTTTAGCAAAAGCTACTGAGTATACTTTAGCCGCAAAAAAACCAGAGTTGTTACATACTCAAGAGGCTAAAGACACTACTCAGACTAAGCAGTTAGCGGAAAAGAAACAAAAAGCAACAGTAAAAAATAAAATTGCGGCTTCAAAAGCGCAGCCTCCTACTTTAAAAGGTGAGAGCGCTGCAAAACGCGGAGACAAAGCTGCAGATATTAATGTGCTGTCAGATGATGAGTTTGGAGCACTACCTGCAGAAACATTAAGACGGCTACGTGGTGACTTTGGCTAAATTTGTGGTAGGATAATAGGTAACTTCGTCCGTTAGAACGATATCTAACCCAGGTCGTTTAGGTAAAAAAACGTTATTCGCCTATTATGGCGTTAAACTATTCGAGGTCGTGTTCGTTAAACTACGAAAGCGTATCCCAACGATACAGGGTATACGGGTTATATCGCCCCAGAAGTCGATTAAATTGTAAATTAATCTTTTTTTTGAGGATATTAAAAATGGCAAATACTAACTTTGCATCACTGACTAGCGAACAGCTTACTATCTGGTCACGTGATTTTTGGCGCGTAGCTCGAAATATGTCCTTCATTAATCAATTCGCTGGTAGCGGACCTAACGCTATGGTTCAGAGAATATCTGAACTTACTCAGTCTGAAAAAGGAGCAAGAGCTGTACTTACACTTCTTGCCGATATGACAGGCGATGGTATCGTTGGAGACAACACTCTCGAAGGTAATGAAGAATCATTAAGAGCATACGATATTGTTACACAACTTGATCAATTAAGATTTGCAAACCGACTTGCGGGTCGTCTTGCTGATCAAAAATCAGTTGTTAACTTCCGTGAGCATTCACGTGACGCACTTGCATACGCAATGGCTGACCGTATTGACCAACTAGCTTTCTTAACTATGTCAGGCGTTGCCTACTCGGTTAAGAACAATGGGGCTTTGAGAACTGTTCTAAATTCAGGACAAAATCTTAGCAACTTGGCTTTTGCTAGTGATGTAACTGCTCCTACAACAAACCGTCACAGACGTTGGGATGCCACTAATGGCTTGTCAGCTGGTGACGTTACTGCTGTAGTAGCTGCAGATACAATTACTTATGATTGTATTCTTGCCCTTAAGGCATATGCAAAAGACAGTTACGTACGTGGTCTACGTGGAGCTGGTAACGAAGAAGTTTATCACTTGTTTGTTACTCCACAAGTAATGGCTGACCTAAAAACTGACGCAGACTTCTTATCTAACCTTAGAAGCGCTGGGATTAGAGGACCAAATAACGAATTGTTCTCTGGTTCTTCAAGTTTGATGGTTGATGGTGTGATGGTTCATGAGTTCCGACATGTATTTAATACTGCTGGAGCAACTACTGGAACATCAAGTAACGCAGGTTCTAACGGCTACAAATGGGGAGCGGACGCTGACATTAATGGTTCTGCTTGTTTATTTGTTGGAGCACAAGCTCTTGCTATGGCTGATATCGGTACACCTGAAATTGTTGAAGACATCTTCGACTATGGTAACCAAAATGGTATCTCTATTGGTAAGATCTTCGGATTCAAAAAACCAGTTTATCACTCTGACGTACATGGTCAAAGTGAAGACTTTGGTATAATCCGTTTAGACGTTGCATACTAAGTAGTAATAAAATGGGTGGTCTGTTCCAAGAGCTTCAAAAAATATTTAGAAGATGGAATAAGACCACCTTATTTTTAAATTTCTCAAAAGAGAAAAGGAAACTAGAATGAAAATTAAGGCAGACAAAGATTTATATATCACTACAACTTGGGGAGCCGCTATATTTTTAAAAGCAGGCGAAGTACGCGAAGTTGGAGATGATCTTGGCTATCAAGCTTTAGCACAAGGTGCAGTAGAAGATAAAGAAGTAGTAGTAGCACCTAAACCTGTTAAAAAAACAGCTAAGAAAAAAGTTACAAAGAAAGTTAGAGCAAGAACTAAAACTGGTCACTACAAAGCAGATGACCCTAACACTCCGGACGTAAACGAAGCTTTTATAGAAGTAGATGTTGCGAATAAGGAATAACTATTAGAAGGTAAGACATGGCAGGTACATTAACAGGCGCAAACTTAATCTTGCGTATAGAAGATGCGCTACAAGATTCAACAAATGTACGTTGGCCTGAAGCTGAACTTCTCCGTTATATAAATGATGCACAGCGAGAAATTGTAAATTTCAGACCTGAAGCAGCTGCGGATCACTCTAATATAGCACTAGCTGTAGGTACGGAACAGTCTATTCCAGATACTGCACTACGGTTAATTAAAGTAGTACGTAATATGTCTGCTGCAGGCGGTAGTGCAACAGGGAAACGTGCAGTTACTTTAGTAGATATGGACATAATAAATTCACAAGACCCTGATTGGCATGACCCCACTGTAACTGGAGATGCAGCTCATACTACTACTGTAAAACATTATATGTTTGATGAAGACGATGCACGTAAGTTTTATGTGTACCCAGGAGCTTCTACTACTAGTACGTTTTTAGAGGTTGTTTGTGCTAGAAACCCTACAGATCTAGCTAATACCAGTGCTACTATTTACATAGATGATATTTATGGTAATGCTATTGTAGATTTTGTTTTATATAAGTGTTACTTAAAAGATGCTGAGTTTGCAGGCAACATGGAAAGATCACAATTACATTATCAACTGTTTATGTCTAGTCTTTCTGGAGGATCACAAGTACAGTTTGCTTTAAGTCCAAATCAAGATGCACGTAGTAATGCACTTGCCACCCCTCAAAATTTACCTTCACCAGCAGGATAGAATATGGCTACTTTTGATTCCCTCGTTAAAGAAATTTTACCTTACGTCCCAGGATGTCCTGAGACGTTGGTTAAGTCTAATTTACGAGCAGCAACAATTGAATTTTGTGAAAAAAGCAAAGCATATGTGCAGGATTTAGATGCAATAACTACTTCTTCAGGTATCTATGAATATGACTTTGATCAACCTACTGGAACTTCAGTACACAGTATTTTATGGGCAATATATGATGGGGAAGATTTAGACCCTATTAGTCCTAGAAGTTTAGAACTTAATTTTCCAGATTGGAGAGATAGGTCAAGTACACCTAAAGTGTATTTGCAAAAGGATGCTAATAAATTCTGGTTAATACCTGTACCTAATTCTACTTTATCAAATGCTATACAATTGTCCGTGGCCCTTAAACCGACTAGAACAGCCTCTACAGTTAGTACGTTGTTCTCTAACGATTACAGAGACGGCATTTTGTACGGCACTTTGTACAGACTTTTACGTATGCCTTCTAGGGCATGGAGTGACATTTATGCTGCTGCAGATTACCTAGGTTTGTTTAACCAGCAAGTTGCAGATGCAGAACTACGCGCACGCGGAGGAGACTTAGGTGTACGTAGATTAGTTAAATATAGAGGAGTAGGACTTACTAAACGTAAGCGTTATAAAAAATACGGAATGGAGCTTGATTACTAATGACTGCTACTGTTGTGCCTTTGCATAAAAAATTTGAAGTACCTGAGTTTACTGATATACGTGCTTGTTGGGATACAATTAAACCCGGTATAGAGTTCGTACTGCAGGAAAATCCGCATCTAACTTACATGCCTGAAGATGTATTTTCTGAGTGTTCTAATGGTAAGTCTATGTTATTTACTTCTTCTTTAGGGTTTGTTGTACTTACAGTACAAGAAGATCCTTTTTCAAAAGAAAAGGTATTGGTAGTATGGATTGCTTATACACATGAACATGGTAAACATAATTGGTTAGATCATATAGATTGGTTTGAGGGGGTGGCTAAGTATTGTGGGTGTAGAACTATTGAAGCACAGTCTGCAGTTTCTAACTTAGGTACATATTTAAGTAAAAGTGGTTGGGAGCAAGAAGCCACAATATATACAAGAGAGGTAAAACCAGATGGGAAGTAAGACCAGAGCCCCACAAGAATCAGACTATGTAGCTCCACAAGTTGAAAAAACAGCTACGGCTATAGCTAAAGCAGATTCTGATTATTTCACAAAAAACTATGATCCTTTATTGCAGCAAATGCGAGATAAAGCAGCAAGTGAAGATGTAGGTAGTACGTTACGTGGTAGAGCAGCAGCGGATACTCAACAAGCACTAACCAGTAATTTTGATTTAGGTACAGTACAAAATATAAATGCGGGGGCAGAACGTGCGTTAGCTGCAACAGGACAGATGCTTGCTGCTAATACCGCAGCTAAAAATGTAAAAACAGAAGAACAGTTAAATGTGTTAGGTACAGCCCGAGGGCAAGAAGCTAATACAGGAGATGCTTTAGCTCAAAGTGCTAGAATGGCAGCAAGTACAGATTTAAATAGAGTAAAAAATGAGCAAGCTGTACGTAGAGCAAGGCGTGGGGCGCTTATGCAAATTGCTAGTTCTGCAGGTAGTAAAATGCTGGCTAATAAAGGAACAACAGGAGAATTTTTTACTTCAGAAAGTCCTAATATAACGTCAGATGATTCAGGAAGGCAGTATAAACAACAGTTTAATTTGTTTGGAAAGTATAATAATAAAGCCCCAACCATGTTAAACGGTGAGCCGCTTGATGACTTTGATCCCAGCCGCAGATATTTGAGTAAAACATAATGGCATATAACGACTACGAAGATGATTCTTTTACGGTAGAAGACCGAAAAAATATGGGGCAAGATAGACCTCGTAGGAATTTAGGCACAACTAGAAAACGTAAAAGAGAAGTAGCAATGGCTGCAGAAGCGGCTAACCCGTCTGCACCTACTAATACTGGAATAGGTACTTTAGATTACAGTAATAATTATTCTAACTACAGTGCAGATGAATTACCTGAAGTAGTTGACCCTGATGCAACATTTGCTTCTGTAGCTAAAAATCAACACGAACGTTATATACGTAACTATAGAGACTTTGAAAATGCTTTAATAAAATCTGGTGATAGTACTGATTTAATAGATGCTGCTAGAACTGATATACCTCAACAAACTCAAATTGCAGCAGGAATAGCGGAACGTAATAGACAACGCTACGGCTACCAACAAACTGGCGCTGAAAAACAAGAAGCCGAAAAATCTATGCAATTAGGAGGAACCTTGAATCTAGCAGGAGGTATGACCAATGCCGTACTTGCGCAACGAGACGCTAATAGGTCTTTACTAGGTAATTTAATAAATATAGGGCAAGGTGTTAATCGTAGCTCTATGTCAGGGTTAGGGGCTGCCGCACAAAATTCTGCGGCTAGACAACAAGCATATCAAAATGATAAAGCTGCATATAAGTCACAAACTGCAGGCTTTCTTGGTAAACTAGGCAGTGCGCTAGCTTCATTTATATAGGTATAAGATATGGGTATTTTAGATAGTTTAGGAACAAGTATAGGAAATGCATTAGCGGCATCAGCTAAGCCTAGGGATTCAGTAAAAGAACTTGAGTTTGCTCAACAAGGGGACATAGACCGAGCTATAAACATAAATAAGGACATAGTGCTTGAAAAACAAAAATATCGAATAAACCTTGAAAAAGCTTGGAAAGATAAAAAAATTCCTCAGCATTTTATAGATAATAATGATGGAGATGAACAAGCTGCACAAGCAGAATGGACAGATTATTATAAAAAACGTGTAGATACTAGAACTGCTAATCCATTAGATGAAACTATTTCTACTTTTGATATATATAAAATAAACGGCGAAGAAGCTCTTGCCGGATATTTAAACAAAACTGATTTTGCTCGTAGTCTACTAGGGAACGGGAAATTTCTTGGTAACACCAGTACCATAGGTAAAAACCCAGAAACAGGAGAATGGGAAATAAGACCTGATGTAAATACCGTAGACCCTGAAACAGGAGAAATACGTACAACTGCAATGACTGATGATGGTTCTAGAGTAAGAGACTTAACTGATGAAGAACGTGGACAAAAAGAAACAAGGGGTATTAGTTTTAGCACGTTAGACGAATTAGAAAAAGGTTTTAGCTACGAGGTTAAAAAAGCTGCAGGTGTAGATAGAAGTTTAGCTCTTGTTACTAACCCTTATCTAGGAGATGCGGCTGGAGTTATATTTGACCCTACAGCAGACCGACAGTTAAAAGCTCAATTAATACAAGAAAAAGAAGCAGAAAGAAAAGCTGCGGAAGACGCAAATGCTCCGATACAAGAGGCTATAGGACAAGCTGAAGAAGTTGCAAGACAAAGAGCAGAAGTAGAAAAATTTAAAGCCGAAGAAGAAGCAGCAGGAAGACCCGTTGGAGCACCTGCTGAAGCACCTGAAGCACCTGAAGCATCTTTAGCTACTTCTGTTGGACCTTATAAAGGTTTTGGTGAAAATACAGAAGGTAAAGAACTTTTATATGATGACGCTTTAGTTTCAACTGTAGATAAATTTGTTAGAAGTACTTTTAATAGCAAGTATGTTCCAAATTATGTTGCTACTCCAGGACAGAAACATCCTTTTGATATGACTGACGTACAATGGAATGGTCTAACTCCTGGAAAAAAAGCTCAGTATACAAGAGACGAAAAACGTATAGTTGATATGACTGAACGGTATGAAAAAAATGAGTTAGATAAAAAACTTGCAAGTAGCTATGAAGATAATGCTTCTACTAAGGATGTAGCTTTGGTAAAAGGTTTTTATAATAAAACGTCCGCAGGAAAAGTCGTTACGTTACTTCAAACTAACCCAGAGAAACTTGCTGAGTTTAGAGCTGACCCTTATAACTTCGCTTTAAACAATTCTATAGAAGACTTACAAGGGGGTAAACCTGACC